GACCAAAATGGTTAAGGATCAGCAACTTAACGTTTCCCCCGTAGTTGACGCTCAACTCGGCGCACTCTCTTACAATGAGGTCGGCGAACTCTCTCATTTGTTCAAATGTGTATCCATGTAAATCACCACGTTCAGGGTCATAGCCTAACCATTCTTGGGCTGGGAATTTTATTCGTTCGTTCATTCTTCAACTCCAAAATGTTTCTTAATCGCTCTGGAACAATCGTGTGTTCCTCTTGACCACTCTGAACTAATCCTATGATCCAACAATAAATCACATTGATTGGCACATTCCCGCACAATCAACCTAGCGAGCTTCTGCGAATACAACTGTTCCCGTGTGTAGCCGGTTTCACCTTTGGCGTACTCTTCCCATGACCACTGGTAAGCCTTCTCAATAAGTTCGTTAACTATCCTGCTGTTGTTCACGGCTTAACTCCAAACCGAAGTCTAATCATCCTAGCGCAGTTATCAGCCACTGCTTTAAACCGACGTGCTTCTTCACCTTCGTGCATTGCATCAATAACTGTTCCAACATTCTCACATTGGTCTATGCAATCCTGCAATATCAACATGGCAAACTTCTCAAGTTTAGTTGGAACGTTTTCTGGATTGTGGACTAGTAGTTCAGCTTCTTTCGCCAGTTCTCTAATTCGCTTGTTCATTCTGCTACTCCAAAGTGTTCTTTGATCCTAGTAACAACTTGATCGGCTTTGTCCCAATCAGTGATGGATTGAACCTCATCCCTAGTCTGCTCACAGCACTCCCTGACAATAGCTTCAGCAGCCCGTTGTACGGTCTCTCTCCACCCGAAGATCATGTCATCGTAATGGAGTAACTCCTTGCACAGCTTCTGGATGTTCTCGTTCATGCCACCTCCATCAGTTGACGCACGGTGCGAACACGCACGATTTCCATCGTTTCACGCATATTTGGTTTACTTGCCTCTATATATTCCTGAGCCGAGACTAAACTCAAATACATTTGTGCAACAAATGCAGAGTAATTCTTCCGATTGGTTGGAATAAACCAAACTTCAAAAACCTCTGTTTCACCAAGGCTAAGCTCTTTCACCGGCTCACCTCCACTTGTGCTTCTGGGTTGTTCCTACAGGCTTGCAGATAGTCCATACAAAAGGGCACGAAGTGTTCCCACATGCCCCAACCATTTGGAGAATTAAACCTTTCAAATCGGCCTTTCTCTGTTGCTAGCAAAGCAACTCCCTTTTCTAGAAGATAAATCATTTGATTGGCATGGGTAATACCAATCTCCTCTGGTTTCCACAAGCATTTGTAAATGCCAGCTTCCTGGGCCATCCTGCCTAGGTTGTGTGTAATGTTTCTGCTGTAAAGCTCGACACCATCATTTGTAAGGTATACGTTTAAGCTCATGTTCCCATCCTTTGTTTGATGTCAGCAGTCAACAAAGCATTACGGTATTCTTGATGTTCCTTGCGGATAGACCTAGCGTGAGGAACTTCAGTGTGTGGTTCATCAAAGAACACCCTTAACTTCATAGAGGTGTCATTCTGAAAGGCATCTGGATACTGACGCTGTAGATGCTTGATGAATTTGTTAAGCTCAGTGTTTTCAGTATCCAAAAACTGTCCCCTGACTTTTGTTCGGGTGTGAGCTTTGATGGCATCACGTTGTGGTTGTGGTAGTTTGATCATATGTTTCTAAGTATGTAGTTGGTCCAGTGGCTAGTGTCTGCAAACGTACAAGCATCCAAACCATTCTTTTTAGCCCACTCTATGTACCCCGTAGGGCTAGTCTTGTAGAGAGGTTGATCTCGTTGGAACACATAGAGGATTGTTATATCCGGATGTTGTTCCTTGATAAGTAGAGCTTTCTTCCTATCTGCTGCTACCCAAAGACCCTTGGTCTCTATGTAGTAGTTCTTAGTAACAGTGAAGTCTGGTGTGTAGCTGTGTTTGCTTTCAGGGATTAGGTACTTGATCTTGTCTTGTTCGTAACCGAGATTCCAACCCCTAGCTTCACAAGCAGTCTGGAATCTAACTTCCAAACCACTTCTATAGCCTGCTTGTAGATGTTTCTTAGGCCGTGGCATTAGGGGGCATCCACATGTCGTTAGGCTTCTGCCAGATGTAGAGTAGCTTCATGTTGAGGTGGAATCTTTCGTCGTCGTTGTAGAGGCTTCTACAGGCTTCGTAGTATTCTTCGGGAAGTAGTCCTCCCAACACTTTTTCCGCCTTAACAGGTCCAATACCTCCGATGCCGCTGATATTGTCGCTGCGATCTCCAACCAGACTTTGTATAAAAAGAGCTTTAAGACCTCGGTCATGTGTAACTTCCTGGTGTATCTTCTTAACGAAGTTGTAGTGTTTACCTGGGATCTGGAGTAGATCTTTGTCGATGCTACAGATGACTGTTGTTCCATGTGTCTTGTCTTGATCGACACCTAGCTGGTCATCTGCTTCAAAGCCATCACACACAACAGCTTTGTGTTGCATCACCAAATAGTCCCTAACTGCTGCCCAATGCTTAGGACGATTGTCAGGACGGTTAGCCTTGTAAGTCTCTGTAAGCTCCCTACGGAAGTTACCCTTACCTGTCAGGTACACGCTGTATTCCGTGCTTCCTGTGTCTGCAATGATGTCTTGCATCATCTGATCGGCTCTAGCACAAGCTATCCAAACTTCATCTTTTTCTGCTGATGCTGCGGCTCTATAAACCACAATGTCACCATCTACTAATGCTTTCATACCAATCCTCTATAGTTCACTATAAAAAGGGGAATCTCGATTTGGGCTTAAATAACATGTTAAGGAAAGACAGAAAACTTAACACATCACCATCCTCGAATGCTGGCTTAACGATTCCCAAAACCTTATGCTGCTGTTTCTGGTGGTACTACTTCCAGGTTTTCTTTCATAGCTTCTGCCATGTCAAGGTCACCTGCTGTGTAAGCTTCAAACTTACGAGCAAAAGCAATAACCAAGTCCAACGTTGTAACTTCCAACTCAAAGGGTTTCTGACCCCTTGCAGCAATGTAAAGGTCTGTTGCCCTAGCTAGTGCGTTTTGACGAACGATTGCACGATCACCGTGCAAAGCTGGGATAGGAAAGACCTTGTCTTTGTAACCACTGCTGTAGGCCGCTTTGGGAGCGGCTGCTGCTTGTGGCGCTGTCGCGCTACTAGTAACTGTTACCGTTGCTGCGCTACGGCTAAGGATCTTGACTGCTTTAGTCTCAACACCATAAGTACCACTAACACCATCAAACTCAACGTCATACCCAGGTTGAACACCAGGATCTTTGAAGCCACACTTTATCCAAGTACCAGCAATCTTCATCGAGTAAGTTGGCTTAGGACCAAACTTAGTGTTGACTTCTTTGGTGGATACTTGTTCAACAATACCTGTTTGCATAGTCATATATTACATTTCTTCCATTTCAAACCAATTGGTGCCAAAACTAGCTCCTGCATTGAGCTTCAGAGCTAGAGGCGTTTTAAACATCTCTTCAAAGTACTTGTGTGTTTCTTTAAGTATGTCTGTGATCTCCAATATAAAGTTAACGGATGATTCCACCCGCACATCAAACATCAAGGAATCGTGAATAGTGTTGACCATCTTCACATCCTCCCTGCCTACAATCTTCCTGAAGATGATCCCCAACATCATAGGAACAATGTCTCCAGTAGCTAACCCCTGTATGGGGTAATTCTTTAATTCTGTGGGAGAGAAGTTGTACGTCCTATCAGACCAGCTACTCTCGTTGTAGTACTCTTTAAAGGAGAACTTACGACCAGTCTCTGTTAGATGTGTGTACGTCCGCATCTTTTCTTTCATCCCATCAACTTCTTCATACCTAGCCCACTTCTCTACATGAGCAGCAAAGTCTGTGTGCCATTTAGCTACTGATGGATAACGTGTGTAGAACACATCAATGAACTTCTTAGCCTCATCAAGGCTACAACCAGCTTGTTTGCTGATAGCTCTAGCACCTGCACCGTAGATAAGTTGGAATGTTCTAGACTTGAAGGGCTTACGCTCTTCTTTGGTAGGCATCCTACCGAACATGTCCTTGTAGAGAGCACTGTGGATGTCTGCTCCACCAGAGATGTCTTCTATGAGTTGCTTGTCCTTAGTAACATGGGCAAGAGCTACAACTTCTAGCTGGTTAAAGTCCACCTCTACGATCAGTCCGTTGCCAATACCAACTAAATCATACCTTGAAGTGAAGATCTTCTTGATAGGGTTATTACTAATGTTCTGCAAATTAGGGTTGGTAGATGACAACCTTCCTGTGACTGTTGCAGTGTGGTTCAGCTTGCCGTGAATGAAGTTCCCGATTACATGCTTGCTCAACCCTTGTACGTAGGTTGATAGCTGTTTGGATAGCTCACGATACTTTAACAACGCTTTGATGACTGCTAGACACCTAGGATCAAAGGTGTGGTTAAGCATGTCATTAAGCACTGTGTCATCAACACTCACTTGACCAGTCTTTGCAGACACTTTGTCAGGATCAGGTGTGTACCTGATAAAAGGTTTGATGACAAACTCTTTGTCCATGAGCTTGTACTTGGTGTTACCGTTTTTGTAAACACCAACTTCTTCTTTGACTTTAACTTTTTTTACACCACCAAAGAAGAACTGAGACCATTGCTTAGGGCTGTTGATGTCTTCAACATACCCATGAGACAAGTCTTCTAAAGCAATCTTGACATCAACGTACTCATTGACAACTTCAACTGTGTACTCATCCAGTTTATTTTTATCAATGTGTAGACCGTTAAACATCATCTCCGTTGTTGCATGAAGAGCTTCCATCTGACTAAGAATCAAAGTCAATTGATTCTGCTTAACAGCTTCGTCAAACTGTAAGTTTGCTATAGCCAGTGTGTTTCTTAAATCCTGTTCTAGGTAAGGTATAAGTTCATCTGCGGGGATCTTGTCAGACCCTAAACCAGCTTTAAAGTAAGCTTTGATCTTGTCATCCTTGATAGGAAGACTGTACTTCAAAGACAACTCGTCTAAACTAGAGAACTTGCTACGTTGCCCTGTAAGGATGTATTCAGCAAGTTGCGTATCCCAGATTGTGTGTTGTTGCAGTTTGTATTTAATCTTGTGGTTTGTGCCATACAAGTACAGCAAATCAAAAGATATGTTGTGACCACAAAACACAGATTCATCTTTTGCTAAGTATAAATAGCCTTCAACAAGATCCATGTCTGACACGGTAACAACAGACCGCAGAGGTGTGTATGGATTTGACATTCCAAACAAAACAACTCTGTTATCTGGGTGCATAGGATGTGCTAACCCTACGTCTTCATTGCCGTTGAGTGTTGTCTCAACGTCAATAGCTACGAATAGCGGCTTGGTCATGGTTTTCCAGCCTTCTTTCTATGTGTGATTACTCAAAACGTGCTCTGATGGGATCAATGGTCACAAGATACTGACCATGACGCTCTGACTCTACTTGTTTGGTTCCACCTCCTGGTAGTTTGTTCTTAGGAACGTTGATAGTCCTGATCATTTCTTCTTCAGGATTCTTAGGGTCTTTATACTTTCCCAGTGTAATGACCACATCAGCTTCACCCGGTTTATCCGTCTTACTTCCACGGAGAGCATCCATCCCGATAAACGGAGGATCTTTAAGATCCACAACCGAAGCACTAAGCTGACTAGCTGCAATGACAGGACCATAAGTCCTAGCAAGCTCACGTGCCCACTTGTAGATCTTTCCGAGCATGATGTCTTCACGTTCTTCCCCTTTGAACCCATTAACCTTGTCAAGTTGATCAAACACAATCAACCCTGGATTAACTTCCCTAAACAAAGTCTCTAAGTCCCTTACATGGTTCGTGTCCTTAGTAACACGGATCTTGTTCTTGTCACCACCCATGTAATGCTCATAGCGACTCATAGCCCCTGCTGAGTCTGCAATGATGGTCTTAGACTCTTGGCCTAGTGTTGCTTGGACTATGCGAAAGAAGACTACTGAAGATTCTTCTTCGTTGTTGACCCAAACAACTGGGCGACCCTTGGGTAACTGTGCAGCTATGTAGCTGACTTCACTAGCTAAGAAAGTAGTTTTACCAACTTCCACCCTAGCAGCAACAATAACAAAGTTACCAGACCGCAAAGGACCAAGACTCCTATTAAGCTGATCCAATCTCCACTCATAACCAGACGAACTGATACGATCAGAAATAGCAGATAGGTCAGGAAGCACAAACAGATCGTCTTTGTCAATGTACCTTTCAACATCTTTGAGTGCGTTAGTAGCTAAGATATGAACATGCTCAAGGTCACTAGATCCTTCCTTGACCTTCTCACACTCTTCCATGATCTGTGCTAGGTAATCAAGCTCTATGAGGATCTTGATAACTTCCTCATGTGCATGGTGAGGTACAAAAGTCTTAGACTTTGTAAGTGCCATGCGAAGCTTGACAATAGAATCATCAGTGAGCCTCTTGCTTTGATCAGAGATCAAGTAAGCTGAGAACGGTTCCCAATCAAACTTGCTTAGACCTGGAAAGGCTTTGTAGTATTTATCCATACCATCTAGGATGGTGTTGGTTTCTTTGACTACTACATGAGGTTTGATGTACCTCCTGTACTTAGCCAAACTCTCCTTGCTCTGAGAGCAAAGATAGATTAAGTCATAATCCATGTAGGATAACCTTGAGTTCTTCTTTGGTACATTCTTTAGGTTCTTTATCTTTGTTGAAAGACAAGCAAAGAACCTCATTAGGAAGAAAGTAAGTTAGTTTTTTATAAGCTTTAGCTGCTCCTTCAACACCTGCTTCATCGGGATCAAGCCAGATACACACTTTGGTAAAGTTAAGATCATGTATCTGTCTTAGCGTTCTATCTGAAATTGTTGTTCTAAGCAGTGCCACACTACTGAGACCTGTGTCACGAAAGATCCTGTAAGCACTCAGGTAATCCTCAGTCATCACAAGAGTCTTAGAACCGTTGTAGAACCAACTAGCATCACCTCTGTTACCGCTATAGGTGTAATTGGTTAGGTATTTGGGTGTAGCTTCTGGAACTAGGTTTCTTACTTGGTAACCTATAGCATCCATATCTGGGTTATGAAGAGTTAAAGCAACTTTCTTAGGTTCACCTTGAACACCATTAAAGTTGATGTCATCTACATTGCAGTAGTAGGTATGCAACCAAACAGAACCTTCTAAAGACAAGCTTGTAAGCTTAGGCTTTACACCATCTTTAGGAACGACTGTAGGTTTGTCTTTAAACCAAGTAGACAGTCTGCTAGAGTCATCATGAACAAAACCAGACTCTGTACAGTGATGACAATAAGCTACCAAACCTTTAGCACTACGTTTGATGTACAGCCTATGCTTGGTATCCTCTCCCGAGGAACAACCTTTGTGGTTGATGTGTACCTGCTCATTCATGTTACTAGGAGCATTGGCTAAGATGAGCTTTTTATCTATCATGAATAATTTCTTATAAATATTTGCTCTGAATAATTTTTTATAAACCCAAAATATAATGCCCCCAACAAAGGAGGCACTATGGTTTTGTGATTCTTAGGTTGTACCGTAGATCTTGGTGAACAACTCTTTAGCTACTTTCTTTTGAGTGTCGTTTAGTTTGTTGAGATACACAACCTCAAAAGCTTTCTTCAAAGAACAGTTGGCTTGCATCTTTTTGCACATGCTAAACAACGTTCTAGGAGACATAGTTAAGTTGAACTGACCAGCTTCGTAACCCTGTCGAACTAGGTTAGCTAGCTTCACAAGCTCTTTAGCTGCTTTGTCAGTGACTGTCATGCTGTACTTGTTTCTCAGCATTTTTTCCTCGATAGCAGGAGGAAGGTAGCTGACATGAACACAAGTTCCAAAGCGGTCGAGTGTAGCACTGTTCTGAACGTTAGTGCCTGCGTGTGAACCCGTATCGTCGCCTTGACCTTGTGTGTTTCCTATGGCTACAAGCCTGAAATGCTCGTGTGGGATCACCATCTTGTCGTTGGTACTTCCTGGCATCTCCTTCAAAAAGAGCTTACCTTTGTCTTCTAGAAGCCACTGTAGACCCATGCTGATCTCTGGTGGTGTGACATCCCACTCGTCCCAAGCAAAGACAGCACCGTACTTTACAGCTTCTGTGACAGCACCATCAACCCAGACAGTTGAGCCATCCTTAGCTGTCAACTGACCAAAGATCATGGATGAGTCCATGTCACCAGTACAGTTCACACGAATAAAAGGACGATTGGTGCGAGCACAAAGCTGTTCAATCATGCTGGACTTACCTGCTCCAGTAGGACCGTAACAAAGCACCTTCTCACCAAGTTCCCAAGCTCTCAAAACATCAGTAGCTAGGTCTATGTCGAGAATGTATTCGTGATCAACTGTAGGAATGAAAGAAGCTATCCGCTCATCCCAGATGTAATCGTCAAAGACTGTGACACCAAAGTCATCATAGTCGTTCATTTCTCTGTCAATAACAGTTGACAGATATTGTTGTTTGTCACCTATTCTAGGTTTTTTAGATGTATCAGCAACAACAGGCTCAGTAAATAGATCTCTAATGTAGCTGCTAGGATCAACAGCATAAGTATCTGGGTCTGGTTCACGACCACCCATCTTGCGTTTGTTTC